GTAGTACAACAGTAAGACGATTACTCATGCCCATAGGGGTGCTGAGTAGTTACATTTTCAATTATTCTCAATCTATTTTATACGTTTTTGTAATCTACTTTTTCTGTTTTTAGTCTACTTTTTAGTCGTTTCTTTACTTTTTATATCTCGTTGATTATCAATGTTATATTGGTATTGTAATCTACTTTTTCTTTAGGATTTCCACCATTTTCTCCCTACCTTTGCCCCCGTCATCCGAGATATGGGGCAACGAAGCCGCCTGTCCTTCAGATAAGCGGATGCTGAGTTTTTTTATGCAAGCTAAAATTATGAGAGTAGTACAGCAGGGCGAAAGCTTCACTGTACAGTGCCAACAGAGTGAGAACGGACAGCTCGCGAAATGCAACATCGTGTTGCAGGAAATGGGAGGTAAGTTTGAAAACCAGTTCGTGGCAACGATGCTGGGACAAATGGCACAATTCAGGTTCCAGAAAGGGGATGTGGTGGCGGTGACGCTGAGATTCACCACGCACCAGTTCGAGGGTAGAGTGTTCCAGGACATCCTCATCACCGACTTGTACAAATTCGGCTTGAGAGAAGAGTAATCCAAATTCATTAATCTGAGTTGAGAAAAGCAGCGTAAGAATGGTTCCCGAGGGGTAAAGGCGCGCGCAAAATCCAATACTTACACGACTCTTCTTCGCTCGCAAAATCAATCAAGATTATGGAAAAAATCAAAAATCAACAGGGCAATCATCATTGCTTCAACAGTCACAACACAAATGACGAAAACAGTTATTTCATCGGAGAGCCTGCCCACTGGCAGATAGAGGGAGTGGCCCACTACGACGGAACCGACAAGTTCCTCTTCACGCCCTCGGAACCCGTTGCGCTACCGCTGCCCCGCTTCCGGGCAATGGGACTGGCTCAGCAGCACTTAGACGGCACCTTCGACTTCATACGCCGGCCAAGGCTCAGGGCGCAGTCGCAACTCATCCGAAAGCTCGCCCACGGCAGACTCTCCAAGACCAAGGACGGAGCCATACAGCTCACCCTGAAGGTGTTTCAGGACGAGGGGGTGAACATCAGCCAGACCATCGGTGAGGAAGCCAGCATCGCTCAGGCGGCGCTCGTGGAATGGCAGCTGAAGAGATAGTCAGGCCTCGGAGAGAAAAGGGACACGGGGGCTGAAAAAATGTTTCAGTTTCAGTTGTTTCAGTTATTTTTAAGAGGGGTTCAACTTCTGTTTTTGTTCTTTTTTCTTTACTTTATTATTATATAACTATTTAATATATATATAGTTATAATATATATATAATATAATAAAAATTGAAAAAATGAAAAATCGCAACCATCAAAAAATTAATTGAAACAACTGAAACTGAAACAGCAGACCACTTGACTTCTTCTCTAAAAGGCTAATAATCAATTATTTAACAAGAAACAAATAGATCAATATGAAGTATAATATCTCAAAAAAGACCGCTCCGAAGATGCCAAAACTGGGAAAAGGAACGGAAATTGTGTCGCTTTTGCTCTCACAGGCATCAAATGACATGCACGAACCTATCGTTCCGATGATTTTCCCTGTTCTCGGTGCACACGTCAGTGGAGCCAAATTCATGTATCCCGACCTCTCGTGGAAGGAAATGTGCGGCATGATGGGCAATCTCGTGGCTGATTCGGGCTGTAATAAAGGACAGTTTACGAATATTACTGAAGCAATCTGCAAGGACTTCCGTCAGCACGACGAGGAGGAGTTGACGAAGCTCGTGGAATGGCAGAAGATGATGAAAACGAAGTCTGCCAACAAGGAGAAGCCTGTGCGACCCGACGTGGCTTTCTGGTTTCCACCCTCGGACGTGACCAATGCGGCTTTCCTACAGAACGCCATGGGATGCGAGATGCTGGGCGCACGTACCCAGTTCCTCAACCTGCCCGAGGTGGAGATGGCAGACCGTATGTGTGGCGGGCACAAGCAGGTGAGCCAGATGCTGCGCAACATCTACGACAGAACACGTGCAGGAGCTCTGCGAGCAACGGCTGACGGCGTGACGGGCAATCCAGTGCTGAGGGTGAACATGACCATCTCGTCGACTCCTTATGCTACACGCAAGTTCTACAAGAGCGACCTCTTCAACGGCACTTTCGGCAGAATGGTCTTCTCGTACAAGGCTCGCACTTCTCGTGATGGGCGCATCCCCCGACAGGGCAAGTACGACGAGTCGTTCTATAAGAAGCTCGACGGATACATGGCCCGCCTCGCTATCTGCAAGGGTAGTTTCGTCATCAAATCGCTCAACAAACTCGTGGACAAGATGGCTGAGGACATGGCTTCGCTTGCCGACCTGGTGGACGATGACACGCTGTGGGATGTGTCGAAACGATCGCTCGTGTCGGCATGGAAGTCGGGCTGTCTGCTCTGGATACTCAACAAGCAGACTTGGACGAAGGCGATGGGCGAACTCGTGGAGTGGCTCGTCTATCACGACCTGTGGAGCAAGATGCAACTCTTTGCCGACCTGATCGGACAGGATGCTGAGGGTACAAACGAGGCACAGCGACGTGGACCTAAGAATCTTTTAGACGACCTGCCCGAAACCTTCAACGAGGCACAGTTGGAAGCGCTGCGTCTCTCGCTCGGCAAGTCGAAAGAGGGTACTAACCGGCAGCTCCGTGTCTGGACTCACCGCAAGTTCATCACTTATTCTGCCCAGACGGGACTCTACTCGAAGACGCAGGAGTATCTGAAGGGGTAGGGGGAGAAGTGCTTATGGAAAAATATGAAATTCAAAAGCTCCGCGACCTGCCCATTGAGGGGGTCGCCGAGCGAATAGGAATGCGCGTGGCGAGGCACAAGAGCCTCTGCCCGTTCCACGACGATCATCACGCCAGCCTCGTCTACAACACCAGGCGCAACACCTGCCGATGCTTCGTGTGCATGAAGGAGAGCATGGGTACCATCGACCTCGTGATGCGACACCTCGGGCTCGACTTTCCGAAGGCGTGCCAATGGCTTGCCGACGCCAACAGCATCATCCTCACGGAGTGGAAACCGTCGACACAGCCGCAGGCCGAAAGCCAACGCTCCTTCGATGCTTCGCGATACGGGAGGCTCTTCGAGCACCCTTGGCTCAACGGGGCGGCAAGGCGCTTCCTCTTCGACGAGCGACGCATCCACCCGAGGGTGGCGGCTTGGTGCCGACTCACCTCCTGGACCGACCGACAGGGCGTCAACTGGCTCACCACGCCCTACTACGACCGCCAGGGCAACCTCATAGGGGTGCAGAACCGGAACCTCGACTACTGCAAGTCGGCTGACGTTCCCCGCTTCCGATTCCCTCGAGGGGCGAGGTGCAGCATCTACAACCTGCCCGTAGTCAACCGTCTGAAGGCGGGCGACGAGCTTTTCATCACCGAGGGTTGCAGCGACTGTTGGGCGATGCTCTCGTCGGGGCGTAAGGCCATCGCCATCCCTTCTGCCACGCTGCTCTCGCAAGAGGACAGGGAGACGTTGCGCTCGCTCAGCAGGGAGAAATCGGTCTCGTTCCACATGTTTCCCGACTGCGATGCTCCGGGCGAAAGTCTCTTCATGCAGCTGCGCGACGTGTTGCCCGGGCTTGTGCATCACCAGCTGCCCGTGGGCTGCAAGGACTTCGGGGAGGCGTATTCTTTGGAGGAGAAATCTCAGGAGTTAAGGAGTTAAGGGAGTTAAGGAGTTAAGACAAATGCTTTTGTGGACTCAAAATTAAAACCTCAAGGCTATTGTCTTAACTCCTCAGCGACCGCAGGGAGCGATAACTCCCTTAACTCTATAATCCGCAAAACGAAATGTTAGCGTTTTGTAAAACGAAATGTTCAATTCGCAAAACGAAGCGTATACTTTTAAGAGTCCCCTCCTAACGTAGTTATAATAATGTTATAATGATGTTAGGAGGGGATTATTATATTAACGAGGAGGAATAAAACTACAGGTTCTTATACTCCGCAGCAGCATCGAAGCAGGGACACATCTTTTTCCACTTGTTTTTATCCGGTCCCCAGATGTCGCGGTGGCCAAGAATCTGAGCGGAAGGAAATATTTTGTGTAATTTACTCAGGCAATCAACAAGTACCTCCTTCTGCTCTACTGTACGGTTATCGACAGGATTCCCGTGAGAATCGACGCCCCCGATATAGGCAACATTAACAGCGGTGCTGTTATAACCCTGCACTCCGTTGCTCACCTGCTCGATAGGTAGGAGTTGATGAAAACCTCCGTCAGGGGAGATTACATAATGATAACCGGGAGATTTCCAGCCTTTTCTGCGGAACTCTGCCTTCAGATCATCTATAGACTGACTCTGCGAGCCTGCCGTACAGTGCACAAAAATTCTTTCAATTTTTCTCATAATTATGTATTAAATAATTTGTCTTAACATTCAATGTCTTGTTTTATCAGTGTGAAGTCATTACCTTTAACGATTTTCTTCATATAGCTATATGTTTTAATTAGTACTGTCTGTTAATTATTCTCGCAAGATATGGCTGTGTAAAACCTTCGAGTGTGTAAGACTTGTCGGGGTTATACATCAACAGAAATTCATAAGAGTCTCCTGCCGCCATATCAAAATCAGCCCAATAGCCACCGTTCCAGTGTGTAATAAGCGGGAGGCCTTTAGTGTTCCATCGCGCCACATTTGCGCCGTCTTTTGTTGTGCATCTTCCTCTCATGGCGATGGACTCGCTGCCAATATCCATCACGATTGTAAGCCTTACGCAGAACTTGTCATCGACATGCTGCGAACCGAACAGTATCTGCTTGATCGTCCCGAGAGTGGGCAGCGCAAGCGCAAGATATTTTTTCGAGCTGACTATCAGGGTAAGCGAATCTATTTTCTGTACTTCGTTATAAGTAGTTCCTCTAAACAAACCTGTATTATCAAGGAATACATCCTTGGTAGTCATATTTATCATCGTGTACTTATATCCGTATACTCCACCGTTGACCGATACGTCACCAATACCGCGCAGCGCATAGTTCTGCACGCCGTTCTTCGCTTCCGCAAAGTAGCACACGTTGCTATGGTAGCCGTCAGTTGTATCGATGGCATCTACCCTCATCTTCGCACTGAGGTAAGTTCCAGGGCCAGGAACAGCGAGGGTCTGGTCCGTGTCGATGAATATAGCACTCCGTCCCTCTGCCTTGATCAGCTGAAAACGAGTATCTGTCAACATCATGCTGTCTTCCTTGAATAAAGCACCACTCGACAGACCTTCGCCCGTTATCTCGAACCGTCCGAACTTCTTTCGTGTACCACTGTCCTCATCTTCGTAATATCTCACACCGAAAGCACCCTTGTCGGCATACATGTAGCCATCCTTAGAGACACGGAACGGAGAGTCGGCGGCTGTCGACGAACCTACCCAGAGAGGATATTGCTTTCCGTCTTCATCCTTCGCCTCGTCTATATCGTAGTTGCCGAAGTGAGCGAGCGTATTTTGGTTATTACCATCTTTCGCCCAAACATGGTGAACATTGATGGTGTCAGCATCTATCAAGTCGGCATTGAGCTTTCCGCCCTGGAACATTGCAGCGGTAGTGCCGTTATTGTTTACCTTCACCTTGTCGCCATACAGCTCCACACCTTCAGCCGTGATATTTAAGCCCGCAGCCTTGGCCGTCGCCTTATCAACGAGGTCGGTCTTTTTCTCTGTGTACTCCGTCATCAGCGCACCTTCCTCCAATTTCGGCTTGGTTATCCAAACCTCGCAGCCGGCGAGAGCTCGCAGCAGAACAGATTGAGGCAGCACCGTGTCGCCATCGCCCGTATAAGGGTCTATACGCCAGTGCACCCAGTATCGTTTCCATTCGCTCGTCAGAGTGAAGTTCGATGCTCCGTCCGCCACATTCTCCGTCACCTTTCCCTGGCTGTTCTCTGCGTAGATATTCACGTGAACGCTGTCCTTATACAGGTGTGCTCTCAGAGTTCCGCTTCCCTTTGCAAGAAACGAGAATACATAATTCTTCCTCAGCTCGAAGTTAAGAATCCTTCCGTTCTCTCCGTTGAATCTCAGGAAGTCACATATATTATTGTTACTGCTGTCTGCCTTTCCGTGAACTACGGCATACGCACCCTCGTAGGTGTCCTGTGCCACCTCATTGGCCGTATAAAGATTGCTCAACTGTCCGCTTGCAACAAGCGTCCTCGCGTCGTCGAGCATATTGCCGCCAAGGTAGTCGTAGTCCGTTTCCGCAAGAGTCCAGCCTGTGTACTCGCCTTCTTCCAGCATTGGCATACATATCCATCCGTTACCCGAGGCAGTATAACCAAAGGTTCCGTCCACGGTTATGCCGTTGTAGACAAAGATATTCATCTCGATAAACTCTGCGTCGCCCGAGTTGAAAGTGTAGTTCACCTGCCTCCACTGGTTCACCTCGTTCTCCTTCGTCAGCCACTGCATGTTACCCGAGGTGGCAGAAATTCTGTCCCCTCTATCGCTATTCAGCGCAGCCATCTTGAACACCTCCGAATGAACCTGTAAGTCCTTCGTGTCGCACTTTATCCATGCCGAGAAAGTGTAGTCTGTATTCTTCTTCACAGCGATGCCGTTGACGGCCTGTCCCCAGAAAAGTCCCTTGTGCTGAGGCTTTCCGTTACCCGTCACCGAGAAGCGGATGGCATTATGGCCGTTCACGCCCTGTGTTATCGTAGGCTGAAAGAGGCCGTCCGAGTACGCTATTTCCCCTCGTCTCGTCAGCGCCGTATCTCGTAGTAGGTTGTGTCGTCCCTGCTGGTTCCGAGTCACACTGAGAGTAATCTCCTTTGCTGTCTGTTTGATAGTAGATGTGTAGGCGTTGAGTACGGTAGGATTACTTCCTTTCAGGTCGTTCTCCAATGCCTCAAACTTCGACTGATACTGCTTTGCCGTAGCCTTTACACTACCCATATACTTCGATACGTTCACCGAGAATGGAACTTGCACAAAATAGACAACACCAGCGTAAATAAATTGTGCGACCGCATAGCCTGATGTTGCAGAAACCTGTCCTTGATTTATACCACCAATAACCACGTCGTTCTTTGCAACATTACTGCCTGATACAGATACTTCGATATATCCATCCTTCTGTGTTGCACCACATTTGCAATTTACGCACAAATCATCCCTTGAGCTAATATTGCTGCATTTATTCGAGATATTCAGGTTACCCTTCATTACCTTTACCTTCGCAGCCTTTGATATGCTAACAGGTACAATTCCACTATCATCTGTGTCAAAAACGAGCGGAGCATCTTCTACATGGATAGAGATAGCATCCTCTCCGTCTGTTCCTTTTGCTCCATCTTCTCCTTTATCGCCTTTAATGCCCTGTTCTCCCTTGTCGCCTTGGTCACCCTTCTGTCCATCCTTACCATTCCGAATGATAGGTATGTCACAGGTAGCGAGAATTTTATTTGGATTATATTCGCTTCCCTCGCACATATCAACTCTTACCGAATTTAGCCCCGAATAACTTATCTCTTGCAACATACTGTAATAGCTATCCTCGTACTTAGGTTCAAAGTCGATGGAAACAGAATCGTGGTCAGATGGAGTATATTCGCTATACGCACTTCCGTCGTTAATGGTGAGTCGTAAGGTAACTGGACTTTCTTCCATTGAAAAGCGATTGTCTCTCACGCCTTTCACCATCTTATAGCCTCTAACTACAAGATATTTGTCGCTCCCATAATCATCGCCCTTGTCGATATATCCATTCGTGTAGTCGATACTTCCATCAGAACTAAGCCTGATATAGCTCGGGGATGCCTCAAGGGTGTAGACAACAGCATCATCACCCTTCTCGCCCTGAGGTCCCTGGACACCTGTTTCTCCTTTAGGTCCCTGCGCCCCCTGTTCTCCTTTTTCTCCCGACAGCACCTTCTGCCAGTCCGAAGTTCCGTCTTTCGGCTCCGAGTTGCAGCCGTCGGGGTTGACGCAAGTCCACAGTGCGTTGTTGTGGTTCACCTGGTCGTAATGGCCGTAGCTCACGCCCTTCTGCCACTCGCCTCTGTAATTAACAAGGTGTATCGTGTCACCAGCACTCGATACCCATTCGATGGTTGAACTTACGATCTTTGAGCCGTTAGGCGAGAACACGAATACTTCCTTGCCCTCATGCGAATATGAGCTAACGCCTCGCAGACCCACTATGCGAGGTGTACCATTGCCAGTACTCTCAAGCATCAATACTCCTTGACGTGTTGCATCCTCACTGGCACCATCGAGCACGATAGTGTCGCCAGCTGCAGGCGTATCGCTGCCCACCATGCAGTCAGTAGCCGACAATGTCACCCAGTCAAACAGTCTACCACCATACAGCGCCGTACCATCTGCAGCCGTGATGGTCACAGGCTGAGTACTCACCTCTGTCACCAGTCGCCAGTAGCTCTTATTGCTCACACCCTCGTGTTTCCCTTCGAGGATATTGAAGCTTTGACAGCGTGCCTGGTCTTTCACGCGCCATAGGTTTTGCGTCGCCGTACTGCCATCATCTGCCAAGAGATAACACTTCCAGCCTGTCGTAACACCCGATGCAGAGTATTGCTCTTCCACGTGCACAATTTTCGAGCCTGCGCCCGAAAGATAGACGTTACCGCCAGCATAACTCAACTTGCGTATCTCGAGCTCGTGGAAGATTGCCTTGCTCCACACCTCCAGCTCGCTCAGCGACAGACGATAGCCGCCGTTCTTCGTGCGCAACAGCCCGAAACCCTGCTGCGTATCCTCATCGTAGTTAGCTGAACGCACATCGTTGGTCTCGATACCTCCCTGTGCCTTCAGCTTCTTCAGCATTGTCACCACGTCGGCAAAGAGGGCTGCTGCCTTGAAGTTCACGTCTTGCTCGAAACCTACCTTTCCCTTAAAGGTCTCGTCCTGATCCTTGCGTGCGAAGTGATCGAGCGCCTCTGCCGAGAGGTCCACCTCTCCAGCCTTCGTGGCATAACCTGCAGTGCCGGCATGTCCTGCCTGCTCTGCATACTGTGCACTGCCTGCCTCCTTAGCCTTGTCTGCCTCAGACGCGCGCCCCGCCTTGCTGGCATATTCAGCTTCTGTCGCAATACCTTGCAGGCGGGTCACCCTGGTTGTACCGCCGCCCGATGTGCCCGTATTCTTGGGCTTGGTGTATATCTTCGTTTTAATCATATTCTAACACGATTTGAATGTTGTTCTAAACTTTTTCTAAAGCAATAAGCCTCTTTTTACTTTTTTACCTTTAAAAGCAAGAAGGCCCTTTTTACCTTTTTACTTTTTTACCTTTTTACCTTTAATCGGTCTCTTTCATTGTCACCTGTGCGGTGCCTTCTGTCAGATTCCGGCTGATACCCTGTACGGCGAAGGTCTTGCCGATGGCAGGATGCCGGTAGAGGTTGAAAAGCGACACCGTACTGCCTTCGTCCATAAAGTTCTGTTCCATCAGCACCTTCGGCTCGTGCCATTCCTCCCAGTAGTCGTTCACGTAGTGCTGTTCTGGCTTCGCCTGTTCCTGTGTCCGCCTGTTGTATATCGAGAGCAGCGGTGTCGAAGTAGCCGTACATAGCGGAGAAGAGAGGAACACACTGTTGCCCACGCCCAGTTTCTTGCAGTCTGCGGCTGTCAGCGCGGTCGTGATCTTGAACTCCAGGTCATCCTTCTTGTTGACGAAGGCCTCCTGCGTGTCGCTCATATACACGATGTCGCTGTCGCCAGCTGGCACCTCAGCCTTTCCGTTGTCGCTCACCACCTTCACCTCGAATTTCTCCACCATGATTGACGAGGTGTGTGCCAGGAGTGGCACGCTGCGGGTCGACCATTTCGTATGCCGCCAGAACGAGGGGTGCCGTCTCACGATTTCTTCCCATGTAATGTTCACAGGACCGAGGATGATGAATTTCACCTGTCCGTTCACCTTGTCCTCATACCTCACAGGGATGGCAGTGCCTTCTGCGTCTATGCCGTCGTAATACCACACGTTGTTCTGCACATCGAACACCGTACCCACCATCTTGTCGCCTATCTTCGGGTCTACACCGATGGTGAAGCTCTGCGCATAGTATTCATCATCACTGCCGCACTCGGCCTTGGTCTTGTACTTCTGCCACACGTAGTCCTGCTTCTCGCCGTTGCCAGTACCCGCTGTGTCCGTGCCGAGCTTCTCGCCAGGAGCCTTCTCCACCACGCATTTGTCGCCCACGATGAGCATACACGCCAGGATGGGCACCTTCGACAACTTGTCTGTGCGGTCGCCATACGCACTGTACTGATACTCGTATTCCTGCGGACCTTCTGCCGTGTAGGGTATGAAGCCTGGGTTTCCCTCTATATCGGGTCCCTTATTCCAGGCGCTGCCCGTTATCGCTGCCACCTCCTCGTGCCAGTGCTTACGGGTGTAGTATCTGCCGTCGCTGTTGTTGCGGCTCGGCACCGTCTTGTGCCAATAATAGGGGAACATCTGCGGATGTTCCTGCTCGTACAGGAATCTGTTGTAGAGTGTCGTACAGTAGTCCGTCATCTTCATCAGCGGGTTCAGTACCATCTTGCCCGATATCACTATATAGTTGGTCACCATCGGGTCGGCTGGCGACAGCACACCGCCCGCCACGTTGCCCGTATATTCTGCGCAGGGTATGGCGTTCTTGATGTCGTCTGCCGACGGCCGGTACTCACCCTCCGTGTCCTTGCCGTTGCCGTTGGTTGTTATCACCATGTAGTCGGTCATGCTGATGCTTGCCGTGGGCGAGTTGTCCGAGCCGTCGCCTCTCTTCTGCACCTTACCTGTGCTCACTATCAGCGCCGCACACATCATCTTACCCAGCATGTCTATCAGCTGCGTCTGGTCTGTTCCGCTTGTCAGTTCCAGCATGTTCCTGCCGTCGGGCGCATAGAAGGTCCATCGGGGATGGTTCTTCACCAGTGCGAACCAGTCGGTCACCTTTGCACCGTCGTAGGTCGTCTTACCCTCGTTCGTCACCATATCCACGATACCGTCATACGCAGCCCATCCCTCGCCATCGGCACTATACTCCGTCAGCAGCAGCTGGCGCTTGCCGTACACACTCTCCAAGGAGTCGCTGTCCAGCGGGTCGTCCACCAGTTCCTCTGTCTTCGTCACGCTCGCCGTCAGCAGCAGCTGGTTGTAGGTCTCGCCGATGCTTATCTGTGTGTCGCAGTCTGCCACGATGGCCGTCTCCACCGTCACCTTCTTCGGCATGGTCCGTATATTTTTCAGGCCACCATCTATGTTGTGCCATATCGTAGCCTCACCAGCCCTTATCGTCTCCCAGCTGAAGATATACATCCTCCAGCCGTCCTGCACGATATGCAGGTTGAGATAGCGCAGCACCTCGCTCAGCACATCCTCCTGTGTCCACACGTCGTCCTCCTCGTCGCCAAGAAAGAGCAGTTCGCTGATGCTTAGGTCGTTCAGGATGGAGTAGTGGCGGGCGTTGGTAGCGTCGATAGCCTTCGACCCGTCGTACAGCACGGCCGTCTTTCTGCCGCCCGATATATCCAGGTTCTCCGTCACCCCCGTCAGTATCTCGCTCACGATGTCATGGAAGCTGCGCTGGCTGGCCTGCAGCTTCACGCTCTCATACGACGAGCCTGCGGTGCCCACGTTCCGATAGGTGCTGTATTGTAGTGCACCCAGTGCGTCCACACACGTCAGCTCCACCTCGTCCCACACCTCATTGTAGCCTTGCGAGAATGCCTGAGGCTCCAGGTAGCCTGCGAATACACAGCGTCCACCCTCGTAGATGTTCACCACCGCGTCACGGCACGACGAGCAGAAGAAGTCTGCCACATAGTTGCGGCACAGCAGCCTCACGCTCGCCTGACTCATCAGCAGCACGTCGAAGCTGTCGTTCACCTGTGTGCTCGTCTCCACAGGGTCCTCGCTCCAGCTAATGTCGCTTTCCTCGCCACCTATCTCCACCTCCTTCGTGCGGTCCCCGTGGGTCAGTATCTCCACCTTCACCTCCACGTCTCTCTCGTTACAGTAACTTCCGTGTATATACATATCTGCTTTTTTTACTTTTTTACCTTTCAATCAGCAAGAAGGCTCTTTTTACCTTTTTACTTTTTTACCTTTTTACCTTTCAATCAGATCTTAATGTTCGAGCGTCTGCGATTAGAGCGGGTCTCGTTAGCTGTCACCAGTACGATGTCCCTGCCCCTTATCTTGCCCACCACGCTGCCGGCCTTCACGCCTCCTGCGCCTCCTGCCATCAGTCCCGTCAGGACGTCCGTGTTCACCGTGGGCTGCATCCTTCCGTTGGCGATGGCGAAGAGTTGTGCCTGCTGAGCGGCGTTCAGTATCATCTCGCCAGAGTTCACACGTGCCAGTACTCGGTCGCCGCTCTTGCTGTTGCCGCCCACGATACCACCTGTGGCAAACTGGCTGATCGTCGCCACCATACTCACGAGTTGCGCTGTACCCGATATTCCGAAGGCTAACCATGTTATCCAGCTCTGCTTAGCAGCATCGGTCATCGCTGTGGCCAACGACAGCGCTAATTGTCCGATGGCTGCCATCACCAAGCCTGCCTTGGCTGCTGCCGAGTCGCCACCCAACTGCTGCATGGCGCCACCCAGAGCCTGGCAGGCCGTACCGGCTGCAGCGAAGCCCTTAGCGGTAGGGTCGACTATGCCTTGTATGTCTGTCATCGCCTTCCTTACGCCCTCAAAGTTGCCCAGATCTACATTGCCCAGACCTTTAATCTTTTCGAAGTCTTCCATCTTCTGCGTCAGCTTCTCCAGGCGTTTGGGGTCGGCCTGCACCTGCAGAGGGTGCTCCTTCAGATACTTCTGCATGTCGTCGAACGACTCCTGCAGCTGCTCTGCCATGGGTTTGATGGTTTTCTTCACCTCTATGGGTGGCGGAACCTCCACGCCTATGCGTACCTTCAGGAAGTAGAGGTCGCGCTGCAGCGCCTCCATCTCATTGTTGAGCGACTTGGCGGTTGCCTCGTTGGCAGTGGCGTAAAGCTGTCTCTTTTTCTCGTCAATGGCCTTTGTATACCAGTCGATGCTACCCTTCAGTGGGTCGTCTGTCTCGTCGGTCACGGACGGGGTATGGTTGGTAGTTCCGCCACTTCCGGCTCTGCCGCCTGTGCCGGGCGGAGGTGTCGCACTATATCCCTCTGTATGTACGTATGATGCCGACTTTTCTACCATTGCCTGCATACGTTTGTGGATTGCCTTTTCCTTTCGCCGTGCCCGGTTGAATTTTGCCTGTGCTTTTTCGAGCTCACTCGACCCCACCTCCTCGCGGTACTCTATGGTGACATCGGGAGCATTTGGGTCTGATCCCGATACATGTTTGATTGTTTTTATCTTCCGTTTGGTGCTGTAGGTTCTTGTCTTTCCGTTTTCGTCTTTCAGAATGTCGTGCTGCTGTTGTCGCAGATTCGCGGCCTCGTTGGCAAGATTGCGCAGGGTTATCTCGTTGATCATTTGGTCGCAGTACATCTTCGAGTTCTTGGTCAGAGCGGTGTACCATTGTGCGACGGTGGAGTAATAGCCCATTGCTTCACCATACTTGGTGTTCATTTCGCCAACAAGCTTCTTTTCCTCTTCCTTGCTGCCTTTAAAATTCTTCAGTTTAAGGATGTTCAGGTCCATCTCGCTGCGTACTCCGGCGATCTCTTGCGCCGTCTGTTGGTGCGCCTGCTTGGCACGCTGCTCTGCCTCTGTCAGATCATCCACCTTGTCTGCCGCATTGTCACTGCTGCTGGTCAGTTGTCCGATGGCTTCCACCAGCAGCCATATTGCGACTCCCACACCTGTAGAGATCAGCAGACCTTTAACCGCTGCACTCAGTGCCCTTGTGGCTACAGCCGCAGTGGTGGCCCCTACAGTTTCTCCGTTGAGCGTTGCCGTCAGCACTCTCACTATCGCCGTCATACCAACCTTTGCCCTGCTTGCCGCCTCGACCGCCACCGTCACCGTGCCGAAGGCTTTGGTGGCGGCATACAGTGAAGTAGTGAGTTTTACCACACCTGTTATAGTGACGGTTATCTGTGAAGCCTTGGTGACGTATGGTGCAATGCCTTGTACAAGCGCACCCATTTGCTCCTTAATGTCACCAAGAGTATTCTCCAGTTGCTTCTGTTTTCCTGCGTCAGTCTTGGCCAGCTCGGCATTCATGTTGCCTACGTTCTGCGTGATAACTTTAGCGAGCATAGCAGCACGTTCGCTCTCGGTACCATACTGGAGTACCTTCTTCTGGGATTCGTCAAAGGTTATACCGACACGCTGCAAAGTCTCCACCTGTCCCTGCATTGCCTTGCCCATCATATTGCCGATACTGACAGCATCTTGGTTGGTTGCATTCAGTCCGTTCTGTTGTGCCAAAAGATTATTCATGGCAGGAATGAGCACGTCGAGACTCCGCTTGTTTTGTAGAAAGGTTGCCATCTGCTGCGCTCCACTCAACTGCACCTCGTCGCCTATTACACCTAACTCTTGCTGTGCTGAGCAGAGATTTTTAATACTCTGTATCTGCTCATCAGTGGCTGCCATACGTTGACGCATGATGGTCTCTATTTGAGTTTCTGCCACGAGCTGTACCTGGTAAGCAGAGGTTAGGTCGCTTACCACGCCCTGCAGTTCTCCGATAGAGCTTTGTAATACATCAATAGCTTGAGCCGTTTCCGCCCAGGTCAATACGCTGCGTTTCGCCTTCTCACTCTCATCTTGTACGGACCGCACGGCTCTGCCCAGTTGTTCTGCATCCATGGTTACCTTCTTCAAGGTACCCTTGTCGTCCACTTTTATCGTAAAACTTACTTCCTTTGCCATTTTTATATCGTTTTTGTTTGGTCGTTTCTGATTTTATGTTTATATTTGCAGCGTGTCATATATTAAACAATAACACAATGGATAGAAAAACTAAAGTCGTCATCAAGAAGAGAGCCACAAAGAATAAATCCACAAGGGGTATCACATGGATAATGTTCGCTCTGGCAATACTCTTCTTTATGCTCTGCCAGTGGCAGACTAAGATATACTTCGGCGGAAACCATTCTTTCGGGGTGGTGTTTCCTATGATGGTTTTCGGCAGTCTGTCCGGATTATTCCTCCTGTTCTTTCTCGGGCTTCTCGTTAGCAAGCTGGGGGACTAAATTATTCATTCCCAATTATCCTATAGTCCCGCTCGCTTCTTAGCCTCCCTGTATCGCTCCATGATTTCCTCACGGCTCTGATCATTTTGCTGACTCCGACAAGATGATGTCTTCTGTTCTTCACTTTCCCATGGGAACTTCATGAAGTCCTGCGCCCTCAGCTGCTTCTTCGAGTAGGGCTGTAGAGAGCACAGACACTGCATCCTCATGCGCTCCCACCTGCCACGCTCCAGCTCCGTCTCTTGCTGCCACCATGCGTCATACGCCGCATAAAACTCAGAAGGGGTGCATCGGCAGAAGTCATCCTTGCTCATACCCATACACCCCATCGCTACGCCCTGCAGATGCTCCACATCCGTTGGCTCATATTCGCAGCCATCAGCCGACGAAGCTTCGCCGGCTATTTTTTTTTATCTTCACCCGTCTGTGCCATCGCCTCGTTCCAGGCGTTCAGGTCGTCGGGAGTAATCTGGCAGCAGAACGTCTCAAAGTCCGTCTCGAAATCTACTCCGTCGGCCTTGCAAGCACACTTCACGCAGCACCACATAAACATCAGAAGCTCCTCGATGTCGCCAGTGCTCATCTGGCTCACGTCCTTCTGCATGTTGCGCTTATACAGCAGCATGGCGCCCATCGTCAGGCGGCATGGCAACTCCACGCCGCCGATAGTGATATACATTTCCTTATTCATAACCAACACGTTACTTCACAGATTTTACACCACTATCCGACTGGCTCGCCACAGCCGCCGCCTGCAGACCTGTTGTCTGTTTCTCCACCTTGCCGCAGTTCTCCAGCTGGATGGAGTACTTCGAGTCGTCGCCTGCCTGGGCGTCGAGGTCCAGCGAGGTGATAATAAACTTACCTTTGTAGCCACCGGCTGTCTTGCCCGAACGGCTGCCTGCCTCGCGCACGTTGTATGCCACGTCAACAGGAGTGCCGCTTATCTGCATATCCTTCAGCTGGTCGTAGGTAGGAGCGTCCGTGGTTCCGTCTGTGCACACCACGCCGTCGGCGCTGATGCTCTCCGAGTAGCTCTTCACGTACTTCTCCTTCCACTTGCCGCTCGCAGCCTCCTTGGTCACTCGCTCGCCGGTCTCCGTCTGCGTCGTTATCTTACAGCCGGTACTGAAGGCAAGCGCACCGCCACCCACCGACAGGATAAGGTCGGTTCCGTCTAATATATGTTCCATATTCTATTCTCTTTTTTTAATGATTACTGATAAATAAACTATTAGGATCAATCCGATAACCGCATACGTCCACATCGCCCAGTCGCGTTCGGGAGGCTTCTTCTCTTCCACGCTTTCTACACCGTTATAACGGCTTTCTGATGCCGTTCTATTCGTTTTAGAAGAAGAACTCACCGAAGTGCTACCAGCTGACTCCTCGCCCTCTGTATGATTCTGCCCCTTCGACCGTCCACGTCCCTCGATGCGATAACCGCCGCCATCTATCGGCATGACGAGCCACGTCTGTTCCCACTGATTATCAGCCGTCGTGCTTGACCTCGTCTGGCTCATCGTCAGCGTCGTGTCGTGGCTTACGCTGCTGTCTTGGCTTGCGCTGCTTGCCTGTTGTATCTCCTGCGTCTGCGTCAGCGCCGCCTTCTTGGTTCTGCAGCTCGCCGCTGACAGGACAAGAAGCACGATGAGGACACAGCTGTATAGCCTCGATAGCCCTTGTGAGGCGGTTGAGCGCATAACGGGTGCGGGCGTTCTCGCGGTTGAGTTCCCCGATAGCCTTTGCGTTATCTTCTGCTGCATCGTTCAGTTCTTTTTGTTTTGCCAGGAGTTCCTTGCTCACGTCGCCATACATCTCCTTGAAGGTGTCGTGTATGCGCTTAGCCTGCTCGGCCTCCTTTACTTTTCGATTGGCTATCCAGGCGATGGCAGCACCTATGCCGCCACTCGGGATAGCCCACTGCAGGATGTTCATAATCATGTCTGTCATCGCCTTTCTAACCGTTTGAATTTAATGTTAAGTATATGATGAAGATTTGAAGCCTTCATTAAGAAGCCTTATAGCCGCTGTAGATCACACCGCCGGCATCCTCCTTCTTTGGCATACAGATGAAGTAGTGGCGATAAGACACTAAGTTGCGCTGGTACAGAGGATCGTTCTCCGCAGGGTTGAAATACATCTTCGTAGTACCTGTAGCCTTGAACACACGGGGCACGTAGAATGCGAACGAGCACTGGAACTCGCCTGCCTTAGGCGTTGCACCCACTGCGTTCTTCATACCTGCAGTACTGTAAGTAGGACAGGCACCATACTCGTAGATGTCAAAGCCGTAGAGGCGGCCTACAGTACCATCGCTGCGATTGATGTTATACTGCTCCTTGAATGCCTGGTCGGTTTCGAGGAGGTCGTTCACGTGGTCCGTACAGAGCACCAGACGGCGGTCAGTCACAGGCACGCCTAATGCGTCGAGTTTGCGCTTCAGAGCCACAAGGTCGTCAACGCAGAGCTTGATGCGCTTGGTGGCGGCATCCACTGCGCCAGTAGTCACGAGCACAGGGGTCTTGTCTGTGTTCTTCGTAGGACAGAGCGCATGGGCTGCCTTGGTATACTTGGCATCGTTCAGGGCGTTGGCACAGCTTTCCTTCACGCGTGCCATCTTGTCGTAGGAGAGAGCATACAACTCATCGTCAGTCACCGCTACAGGTTTTGTCTGGAACTTATCGAGTGAGAAGGTCTTATCGCCGTCCTCTAACTCCTGTACATCCAGTGGGTAGGTGGTGTTATTGATGAGCACCTGCGGGTCGGCACCCACATCCACAAGGTGGATTACGTCGTTATTAACAACAGAACTCTGGTCTGACACGCCGACAAGCCAAGAGGCATCAAGTCGCTCGCGCAGAGCTTTGATCAGCTCACCTGTCCACACTTCCTTCAGCACACCATCATAGGCTGCATCCTCAGGCATGAAACCAGGCACCGCGATGGCGATGAGACAGGCCACGATAGCACCGCCAATGGCGCTGCAGCCCAACAGCGTTGCGATAATTCCACCCACAATGGCATTGAAGAGCAATGCCGTCATGATCTTGATAATTGTTTTCTTTTTCATTGTTCTAAATCTTTTATTTTTTTACTTTTTACCTTTAAAGGCAAGAAGGCTCTTTTTACCTTTTTACTCTTTTACCTTTTTACCTTTAAACATTACGCAGGTTCAAATCCGTACTCTGCCTTGTAGAGGCGCACGAATTCGTCGTGGTGGTTGTCGTGCAGATCCATCATCACGTTGGCTGGCACGGCACTCAGCTTCTCGTACTTCGAGTAGTCTTGTGGGTCTGCCACGATATTACCCTTGTCGGTTCGATGCAGGGTTGCCGTAATCTTGCCCTGGGGCTGCATGGCCGACAGCGTGAGGTTCAACTGCTCCAGACCCAACTTCTTACCCAGTTCCACGAAGTGGTCCTTCATGCCTGCAGCGAGTCGCTTCTCGGCGATGGCGGTTTCCACCGCACGTGTGACAGCGGCCAACTCCACGGCCTGTTGCTGCGCCTGGAGTGTCTGTACCTGGTTCTCCAAGGCGGTCACCTTACCTGCCGCAAGACTGAGACTTGCGAGCTTCTCATTCACTTCTGCTTCCGTTGCGGTCTCCTTCAGACCCAACTTGATCGCTAAATCTTTTAATTCCATTTCTTTGTTTTTTAATGGGGTTTTACTTACATTATCTAATAGGGGAAGAACGCCGTCGATGGCATTCTGTCCTGCTGAAAGTGAGATTGTCTTGCCTTCATGAGTGAGCACGATGGCGTCATTATTGCCTCCAATATCTACCACACTCACCTCGATGAGTTTCGATTTCGTCACCGTCGGTCTCTGCTGACCCTCAACGAGCAGCTGCTTGTCGTCGCTCGCCTCCAAGACCTGGAAGTTTGCGCTCACCATTTTCACGCTGCCGAACTCCCATTGCTTCTTCAGCTGTCGCGACAGGTCCGTGGCCTCGTCAAAGACCAGCTCGCCAGTCACGTCCTGGCCTTCCACCTTTATATCCTTCACCAAGCCCACCACCTTGCCGCGCTCGTGCATATAGAGCAGCACCGGGTTGCGCTGAAACTGCGCCAGGTCGATACCTGATGTAAGGATTCGAGTGCCGTAGCAGTTCACGCTCTCATTACTGATTCTTACTCGTTTACCTTTGCTCATATCTTTTTTTACCTTTTTACTTTTTTACCTTTTTACCTTTAAAAGCAAGAATGCTCTTTTTACTTTTTTACCTTTTTACTTTTTTACCTTTAAAAGTTTTTTTCGGATGCAATATTACTAACTTTTCGCATAACCTCCAAAAAAGTATGAAATGCTTGCACACTTCCGTGAAGCCGCTGCACACTATTTTTGCAGATTGCCCAAAAAGTCGCAATTTTGCAATACCAAACCCGCAGGACATCAAGCTCCTCCGTGGTTTTCTATTCACATTATAATAACATTCGAATATGACAAAAGCAGAATTAGAACGTAAGAAGAGCCTCGCCCGAACCCTCTATATGGCGGGTAAGGAACAGGCAGAGATAGCCGAGCAGATTGAGGTATCAAGGGTAACAATATCCAAGTGGGCAAACACGGAGGGATGGAAAGAGCAGCGGGCTGCCAAGAACGTGACACGACCGGAACTGGTCAATAAACTACTCCTCACCATCGACACCCTCATCAGTCAGGTCAACGAATCCGGCGACCCGGACAAGATATCCGGACTGGGCGACCGATTGGCCAAGCTCTCGTCCGTTATTCAGAAACTCGACAAGAAAGCCAACGTGGTGGATGACATCGAGGTGTTTATGGCATTCTCGAAGTGGATGCAGTTCCGTGCTCAGACCGACCCGAACATCACACCCGAACTTCTCAAGACATTCAACTATTACCAGGATCTCTTCATCTCCGACAAGATGAACAATGGTTTCAGTTGTGAACTCTAAGGTATAATAATAATAATTAGAAGCAAAGAAGGATGGCAACACTATCAGAGAAGAAACAGGCCACCGAGGCGTGGCGGGAACACTGCAAGCAGATAGCAGCGCTTACCGACACCTCGCTCATGGCTCCCGAAAGCAAGACGGAGCGGAAGAAACGTATTGCTTCCCTGCAGAGGGACTATGCTGCCTTCTGCGAATATTATTTTCCTCACTTCCTGCAGCTCAAGGATAAGACCACCGGCAAGGTGCTGCGCACCATCCACAATGCGCCGTTCCACAACCAGGCGGCACGCAAGGTGAAGTCTACGCCCAACCTGAAGGCGGTGTTCATGTGGCCTCGTGGTCACGCCAAGAGTACCCATTTGGACGTTTTCCTGCCCCTGTGGCTCATGTTCCAGCCTCTCAGGCTCATCAACTTCATGGTCATCGTGGGCAAGAGCGAGGACGCTGCCTGCCGACTCTTGGGCGATATCCAGGCAGAACTGGAATACAACGACCGACTCAAGGCGGATTTCGGAGAACAGAAGCCTAACGGCGGCGACTGGACCGATGGTGAGTTCAAGGCACAGTGCGGCGTCAAGTTCCTTGCCTGTGGCCGCGGTCAGAGTCCCCGTGGTCTGCGCGACCGTGAGGCACGTCCCGACTATATCGTCATCGACGACCTCGATGATGACGAACTCTGCAAGAACGAGAAGCGCGTCCGTGAACTCACATCATGGGTCAAGTCGGCCCTCTTCGGTTCCTTGGACGTGGGCCGTGGCCGCTTCATCATGGTGGGCAACCTCATTTCCAAGAACTCCGTGCTCTTCAACATCGCCCACACCAAGGGCGTGTTCCTCTCCAAGGTGTATGCCGTGGACAAGAACGGAGACCCTACATGGCAGGAGAAATGGACACGCGAGGAGGTGGATGCCTACCGTGAATTCGTGGGCTACCGCGACTGGAACAAGGAGATGATGCACAACCCTATCAAGGACGGTACCATCTTCCGCCACGAATGGATCAAGTATAAGCGTATGCCGAAGCTCTCGAAGTATGATGCCTTAGTCTGCTATACCGACCCGTCGTGGAAGTCCACCACCGAGAACGACTACAAGGCGTGCCGACTCTGGGGAAGCATCGGCAAGGAACTGCACCTCATCGACTGCTTCGTGCGTCAGGACACCACAGGCGCTATGGTGAGATGGCTCTACAACCTCTACGAGCGAAGCCTGGAAGAGGGGGCCAGCATCCAGTTCTACATGGAGGCAAACCTGATGCAGGATACCGCCCTCGATGAGTTTGCCGCCGAGGGCGACCTGCGCGGCTACCAGCTGCCCATCACGGCCGACAACCGCAAAAAGCCCGACAAGCTGCAGCGCATCGAGTCCATAGCTCCACTCTGGGAGCGTGGCGTGGTGTTCTACAACGAGGTGCTCCGAGACTCCGAGGATATGCAGGTGGGCATCGACCAGACACTCTCGCTCGAACACGGCAGCCGTGCGCACGACGATGCGCCCGATGCCGACGAGGGCGCCATCTATATCCTCCAGAAGCAGGGCAGAGTGGCTGCCTTCGTTCCGAGAATAGTCAAGAGAATGCGCCCAAAGAATTCATGGTAACAAAAACATTTCTAATTTCTCATTAAATTATGAGTTTCATCACACAGGAAGACTTCAAGGTCGTGAGCAGCGAAGCTTCGCTCAAGGCCATCACGGGTGCCGACCCGGATAACATCAGCAACGCCATTGCGGAGGCACAGGAGGAAGTGGCAGGCTATCTGCGACCTAAGTACGACACCGACCGCATCTTTGCTACACAAGGCGACGAGCGCAACCGCCAGCTCGTCATGTACACCGCCGACATCGCGCTCTACAACATGTCTGCATCGCTCCCCAACCGTATGGGCTACGAGACCCGCAAGGAGCGTTACGAGAGGGCCGTCAAGTGGCTCGAGGGCGTACAGGCGGGCAAGATAGTACCCGACCTGCCCGTCGCCACTGACGAGTCGGGCAACGACATCTCGCAGGGAGGTGTCCTGGCATACGGCAACGGGCCCGACCGCCACAGCTGGTAAAGTATTAGTCGGAATAATAATCGGTAGGAAGGCTCTTTTTACCTTTTTACTTTTAAATTAAACATTAAACGAAAATGGCAAGATTGAATATAAATAGAGCCAAAGACCGCATAGAGGATGCCTGGAGAGCATTCCTCGGCCGACCGCAGCTCTGGAGAACCAAATATGGTAACATCGAACTGGTAGGCAAGAACAACCGCCGACAGGTGGAGAGCATCATCGCCAAACTGCAGCGTACCACCGAAGCACTCACCAAGGGCGACATACAGAAGTGGCGACGTGCGTGGCAGCTCGCCATCAGCGTGGAAAGCCCCAACCGTCAGGCGCTCTACGACATCTATCGCGATACTGAGATAGATGCCCACCTCTCTGGCTGTATCGACCAGCGAAAGGGCTTCGTCATGTCTCGCTCTTTCAAGTTGGAGGACAAGAACGGCACACCCAACGACGACCTCAACCACTTCCTCGAGCAGGAATGGTTCGTGGAGTTCTGCCGCCTCGTGCTTACTACTCCCTACTGGGGGCACTCGCTCATCGAACTCGGAGACCTCGGTACCGATGGAGACGGATGCCTCGCTTATAACAGTGTGTCGTTGGTGGATCGCAAGTACGTCATACCCGAGCACCACCGTGTCATCACCGACCTCGGACAGGACTGGACCACTGGCATCGACTACCACGAGCCGGAATGGTTCGGCAACCTCATCGAGGTGGGCAGACCCGACGACCTCGGCCTCTACCTCAAAGCTTCGCTCCACTGCATACCTAAGAAGAACGTACTGGCGGCATGGGACGTCTTCAGTGAAATCTTCGGTATGCCGCTGCGCGTTGCCACCACCAGTTCCAGGGATCAGAAGGAGGTAGACCGCATCGACGACATGATGGCGCGCATGGGTCAGGCTGGCTATGCCGTACTGCCTACGGGCACAGAAATCCAAATCGTAGAAAGCGCCAAGAGCGACGCATTCAACGTTTACGACAAGCGTGTGGATCGTGCCAACTCTGAAATCTCCAAACTTATCATAGGCCAGACCATGACTATCGAGGACGGTAGCAGCCTCTCGCAGAGCCAGACCCACCTGAAGGTGTTTGAAAACTTAGTGGAGAGCGATGCCAAGTTGCTCGCCAACGCCATCAACAACCAGCTGATTCCTCGCATGATCAGCCACGGTTTTCCTCTGCAGGGTTATCACTTCGCATGGGATGATAGCCCAAGCTACACTCCGGAGCAGCAGATGGAGTATGAGAAGATGATCTCCGACCGATACGAGGTGGACGGCAAGTACTTCGCCGACAAATATAATATGCCCGTGGGTGAACGCATCCAGCAGCCTTCACTCTTCGGCAGTGAACCTGCAGACAAGGACAACAAAAAGGACCCGAAGAATTTTTTCGACTGAGCCCCGAAGCTTACGAGGGGCTACACTCGAGATACAAGGAAATACTGAAGGGTATGGACGTGCCCGACGCTATCCAGCTCATGGGCGATAAGCAGTGGCAGGAGATCAAGTCGCGGCTTACTGGTAAGTTCAATAAGATGATGAAGGGTCTGTTCCGTCAGAAGGGAGCGCAGCTCGACATCAACATCCTGGCAAGCGACGAGGCACAGGAATTCATTACTACCCATGCGGGCATCCTTGATGGCGGCTTCCAAAAGGTAGAGATGAGCGACAAGATGCGCGAGCGGCTTACCCGCTCCAACTACATCTTCTCGGGCATCAAGACGTTCCACGAGCTCAACGAGGCTTTCCCTTCCATGCTCGATGAGAACGGCAATAAAAAGCCGTTCGAACGCTTTCTGAACGATGTTCGGAAGATCAACGACACCTACAATGCCAACTATCTGCATGCCGAATACAACTTCGTACAGGCTTCTGCCACCATGGCGGCCAAGTGGGAACAGTTCAGTGAGGATGGCGACCGATACAACCTGCAGTACCGCACGGCCAAGGATGACAAGGTGCGCCCGGAACACGCTGCCCTCGATGGGGTAACACTCCCCATGAGCGACTCTTTCTGGGAAACCTATTACCCGCCGAATGGATGGAACTGTTTCCTTCCTAATACGCCCGTACTTACCGCTAATGGCTGGAAACACATCGCCAGTATCAAGAAGGGAGACTCAGTAATCGGAGGAAGTGGAGAGTTCCGTGAGGTAACAGCCACGCTTTCCCGTCCGTTTGAGGGCGACCTTGTAACTATCATCACCAAAGGGGCGAAATCCACATGCACCCCAAATCACCGCTTCTGCACAAGGAGAGGATGGGTCGCTGCGGAAAACCTTTACAAGGGAGATATAATTATCCAGGTCGGTGAACGTTCTCCGCTTCACCTGCTCGTTCACGCAGTAGGCAACACATATACCCTCCTTTGCTATGCACTGATGGCGTGTATAAGAAAGGGGAAAGCGGTTGCGTCCCTGGCAGTCAATCACAAGCCTGAGTTCTTTAATAAAGAAATCTACGACGTAGCCTCCAATAAGCTTGCGAACCTCGAATGGAAAGCCCATTGCAAGGAGGTGGCTTCGCATGATTTCTTCGCTTTCACTCAATGGCAAACCCAGTGCACTCATCCGCTCTGGATGAAGCTTGCGAGTGGCAAGGGAATTTTCGATCGCATTCTTTCTTACAGATGGTCGAAGCAAAGAAGAGGTGCGCTTCAATTTGTTCGATATATCACGAATGAGGGCGCTATTTTCCTTGGTCTTACCCTGGCGCACGTGAAGTCCTTTAGCTGCAAGTTCATGGTTTGTCTGAGCAAGACGTTTGGCTGCATCCTTTCTTCTTTCTTCCGCTCCAATCCATTGAATGCGGACAGCTGCGCTTCCATGCCTGATAGGGATGCCCAGTATGCTAAGAATGCGATGCACGGTTCTTCCGTTCACCTTCCAATAGGCAACGAGCCATCTGAAGCTTCTCTGTTCTGTGACGTATCTGAATTTTGCGGCATCAAGGATATTCATTCCTTCGATGGCTTCCACTCGTTCTTTGATTTCTTGAGAAATACCTTTTTCCATAATCGTTATGTGTTGGTTGAGGGCAAAGTTACAAAAAAGAATCGAAATACCAAGGTATTTAACCTCTCTATCGACAAAGATGAGTCGTATATCGTGCCCGTAGGCATTGCACACAATTGCCGCTGTACCGTGGTACAGGTGCGCAAGCAGAAATATCCGGCTACAGAGCACGCTGAAGCCATGAGCAGGGGCGAGGAGGCCATGAACGGAGAACGATATAACATTTTCCGTTTCAACAGTGGCAAGCAGGGTAAAACCATGCCCGACTACAACCCTTACACCATCAGGCGGTGTAATGACTGCGATGTAGCAAAGGATAAAATCAAGTTGGCGAAGTTTGTTCCTGAAAGCAACTTGTGTGCTTCATGTATATTTGTTCATAAAATAAGTCAAGGCAAATGCAGCGAGGAATCTCGAACGACTCGCATAAGAAACGCACAAGTAAGATTGCGTGAGGTTTACAGAAACGTATTGCCAGAGGTTAAGGTCGGGAAAAATATTGGCAAGAGACTTCACGTAAATGCAGCCAATGGAGATGACATTATTATCAAAAAGTCCTTTTATGAGGAAACCATCAGTAAATATAAAAAAGATCCCATGTACCCATTAAAGTTGGAATACGCCCAAAGGCTTAATCAAATGATGAACAAGGCAAAAATCGTAAATCCGCACGAAGACAGCAGAGACCATCCCGATGCTTACTTCAAGGTTTATGAGATTACGGATAAATGCTATAGATTAGAATTAAAAGTAAAATGCAACAGAGATGGAAACTTTTTACATATACTAAGAGTCTATGAAAAAAAATAAAGCGATTATTCCGTCGCCTCCCTCGTGTGTCAACGCCGAAGCGGACGAAGGGTAACTTGAATTATCGCTTTACGGTTGCAAATATACAACAAACATTTCAAACTCGCAAGGATATGAGCAAAAAAGAAGAGAAAAAAGAAAAAAAAATCGAATGGAAACGGCACTGTTTTGCTATTTCCTTGGCAGCAAATCCAAAGAATATGAGCAAGGAAAAGCAAATACCTACAAGAATACTCCTGCCAAAAAGGATAGAAGCCCCAAGCACAAACTTATTGGGCAAAATAAGGCAGCAAATTCTGAGCCGAATGGGCTGTTTGCGGCTGAGAGGTTAGAATGAGACACTCCTTCAACTTCTGCGCAAAGATGCCTATATACTTTCACAGCTTGTCGATGGATCATACAGATATAATATATCCCCGAAACTAAAGACAAGAACAGTAAGGACGTACCAACAACTGTCGGAGACAGAGGAAAAAGGGACGTTTGCTGTTTATCAAGAAAAACAGCTAAAATACCAAGGATGGTGGCGTCTAACGTTGTCAAATAGCGTATTAAAGCTTGATGTCGCCGCTCCAGATCTTGCCGTATATTATGCAACTGAACTCTCTCTTGCGCCAATGTACCTTCGATAATAAAATAACACATAATCTATCAATATTTTAAGTTATACAACATATATAAACGTCAAAGCTGCGGCAATATTATGCCGTTTCAGCCCCTACTAAGGCCAAGCCCCTATCCCTACTACCGATGAGCCTCAGTCCCTATTAGGGATGGAGCCTCGTCCCTATAGGGATGCAAAAATGATATTCTAACGGTGTTCTATCACTATTATATTCACATTTTAATCTTAAAAGTAAATGATCAATTACAGTATTGCAATGATGGGCAACCCTGCCAAGAAGCAGGACCCAAAGAAAGCCTACGGTGTGGCTCAGTACACCGAGAAGATGACACTCGCCGAGTTCAGCGAGCATATCTCAAGCCACGGCAGCACATACGACGCAGAAGACGTGGAAGCTATCCTTGGAAAAGCCGTGAAGTGTCTGCGTGAAATGCTCCTTGCCGGCAAGAAAGTGGAGTTAGGCAAGCTCGGAGAATTCTATGTCACCCTGCACGGCAAGGGCACAGAACTCGCCAAGGATTACAACCCTGCCACCTGCGTGGAGAAGGTGAACGTGGTGTGGACTCCTGGCAGCCTCTTCGAGAACCTGAAGAAGGAAGCAGCCTTCAACTTCGTGGCAAGCCGCAACGAACAGGAAGAAGCTAAACGGAAAGCCAAGGCGCAGAAGGACGACAATGGCAACACACCGCCTGCCTCGGGAGGTGATAGCCCAGCGCAAGGGGGCGGTGGTTCCTCGTCATCAGACGCGTCACAGGGCACACAGCCCGGAGGTGGAGATACACCACAGGGCGGTGGCGACGGAGAATAACTCTTACTTGAGCCAAAAAAAGGGGGCTGCATCATCACGATGCAGCCCCCTCTGTCGTTTCAGGGTTCGCCAACCCCGACCGCCTGCGGCTATGTATACAAAACTTAAACCTAAGAAACCAAAAAATGATCTATTCATCTTCGCGGGACTTCACAGCCTGCTGGGGTTCGCCAACCCCGAAATGAGAGTATAGTTAAAAAAGCCGCAGGGCATACTGCTAACTTAAAACATTCTGACACCCTCACGGGCTTTACAAGAATGGATTGTTTAATAACATCTAAAAATAAATTACTAACAAACAGTGTAAATATATGATATAAGATATTCCTTAACTCTTGAAACTTATCTTCTCGTAGCCGTACCAGCGTATGTTTACCTTTATCAGATCTTACGAAGATACCTCACTTTCATGATCTCGATATTCTCCATCAACTCGCCATGACTGCGACTGGTCATCGTCGTCTCCGGGCAGTACACTGTCACGGACGGGGTATCTATGCCTACAAGCGCCTTCAGCACTTTCTCTATCAGGATACAGGCCGCCTCAAAGCCGCCCTCCATCCAGTCGGTCACAATGTGTAGCCGCATCTCGCCCTCGCCGCGCTGCATCAGCTCTTTGCCCGCCATCATCTTCCAGCCTATGTCGCCTATCTCGATAAACACTGCAGGGCGCTGCCAGGGGCTCTCCTCGTCCACATACTCCACATTCTCATTGTACAAATCCACGTGCTGCACCTCGGGCACCTGAGCCTCGATGGCACGTTTCACGTCGCTAAATAAACTTAGTCTTCCGTCCATAATTCAATATTAAAACTTTAAATGATTAAAATACTCCTCAAGCTCATCCTCGATGATCTTTGTCACTTCTTTCTCCACTTCCGGGGCCATGCCCAAGAACTGGCGTTTCGGGATCTTAATGGTCTTACCCACCTTCATCAGCGCCATTGCCCGCCAGAACTCGGCGTTAGAATTAAGATTCATCTTGGAAGTCCAAGCATAGAAGCCACCATCCGTCAAAGTGCGACGCTTGCCGCCCTGCTTCTTGGTCATTCCCATCGACTCATAGAACTTGGCTCGAAAATACCGCTTCATCTTCTCTGTCACCTTGATTTCTCCGCCCTCGTTATGTATGGCTGCATAGGGAGAGGAGGAGAAGAACGTGATGGAAGTGGCATCGCTCCGGCTCTGAACGCTCTTCCTCAGGTCGCCCGAGGCTACGAGTATATGCCCGTCGCCTCTTATCGGACTTTTCCGTCTTGCCCATGCCTTGGTGAAGAATCCCTGGCGCTCGAAGTTCTTGTCGAACTCGTCGCCGATCTCCACTCGGATATCACTCAGAATATGTCTGATCACTACCGATAAATCATTATTTCCTGCCATATCTTTATCAGTTTTCAGCAAGAAGGCTCTTTTTACCTTTTTACTTTTTTACCTTTAAAAAGCTTTTTACCTTTAAATCAGCAATACAGCCCGTCAGCCAAGTAGTCATCATGCAGGGCTTGCAGATTCAGGTCCGACATGCGGCCCTCCAACTCCTGATACACCAAGGCTTGGTCCTGCAGAGACAGCTCCTTGGCCTGTTGCTTGGCATAAGCTACGATACGATTAATAATCTCTTCCATACGCTCTTATTTACTTTCGTCGGGTTCGTCAAACTGCAAGAAAAGCTCATCATCGACTGGAATCTCGTTGCGGGGGTCCGCACTGGCGTTGAGGATATTGTACAGCTGGCGCTCCGAGATGGCATAGTGCGGGTAGATATAGCGGCGCCATATCTCGCGGTTCGATATGCCGAGCTTCGCATATCTGTCGTATATGCTGTTGATGTCGGCTACGCGCTTCTTGTAACTCAAGCCTCGACGGCCGCGCTTCAGATTCCTCATCGATGATCGTATGCTTTTCTAATTAAACTTCAGCAAGAAGGCTCTTTTACCTTTTTACCTTTTTACTTTTTTACCTTTAAAAGTCCTTTCTACAGCCTGCAGAAGCTGGGCTCTATACGCATCCACACGCCCGTCTCCTTGTGACGACGGAAGAAGTAATAGTTCACGGCGGTCTTCTGCACCACGTTCGACTCCTTAAAGAGGGTCATGATGTCCTTGTACTCCTGGTCGCCGAAGCGGTCTTCAAGCTCGTACAACTTGGAGATGCTCTTGTAGTCAAGGTCGCCACGCTGGTTGCGCTCCAAGAGGGTCATCGCCAACTGGTACATCGGGTCTTCCTGGCCCTTCTCGCTCTTCTGCATGTAGTTCTTCAGATAGGCCACTAAGCGCTCGGCTGCCATGTCGGCACGCTCGTCGAAGCCCTTCACGCTGTTGCTCGCCACCTGCAGGCGGAAGTCGCCGTCGGTGATCGTGTAGTTGCGCTGGTCGGCATTCTTCAGCTGACCGTAGTCGCGCATCACCGAGATGAAGCCTTCCGACTCTTTCTCAAGCCATTGCTTGAAACCTTTCACGTCGGCGGTCACGTTCACTAAGAACTCTTCCACACGGTGCATGAACTCAGCACGAAGGCCCTCGTAGGCATCGCGCTTGGCCTGGCGGCTCTCGTTGGCGTCAGCGTTGAGCTGGGCGAGTAGAGCCTTCTTCTCTTCTGCCGTCATCTGCGACAGGTCAATTGGGTTTTTCTTTGTTTCCATTGCTTCCTTTGCTTATTAATATGAATTGATTATTGATGTTTCGCTCTTCACGCTTCACACTTCGTTCTTCGCTTACCAAGCCTCCCTTGCGGGCAATGGCGCGAAGCTTCACGCTCAGGCTTTCCAGTTCCTCCACCGACAGACGACCGAAAGGCTTACCGCTGATCCGGGGGTGGCGGCAGAAGTCGTTCACTCGCTGCCAGTCGCTGGTGTCGATCTGCAGGCCCTGCATCAGACGAAGACAGATGCTGCGCCTGCGTTTCAGCTCCCGGTCGTAGCCGCTGGCGGCTTCCAGCTCCTTGCAGGCTGCGTCATACTCCGCCTGAGTCATCTCGCTCAGATGCTCCGTGCGACCGTTGGTCCAGTTCTGCACCATCAAGCGCTTCTCCTCCTCGCTGTCGCGATGACTCAGGCGGTTCCAGGCACGCCAGAATCTTCCGTAACTCTTCATCGCTCCAGACTGTCTTTCGTGAGATGATAGTCAGTGAATCTGTCACGAATGGGCTCCAACAGAACTTCCATTCTATCGCTGAACATGTCCTCACTGATCAGGGGGATGTCGTTATAACAAAAGTACAACGTGCCTTCATATTCCCTCACTTGGATTCTGCGCAGGGCTTCGCGCCGAAGTTCCTTCTCGCGTTTCATCACTTGCTTGCGATGATGCTCGGCTCCCATTCTCTGCCACCATTCCTGGATGGTACTGATAATCTTCTTCATATCTTTCGGTTTTTATTAATTAAACATTAAACTCTTTATTATCAATAAGCCTCTTTTTACTTTTTACCTTTAATAAGCAAGAAGGCTCTTTTTTACCTTTTTACTTTTTTACCTTTAAAAGCTGTTGCTTATCTGGATGAGTCCATCCTCCCATACCCTGAAGGTGGCTCCCGCCTCGCCGATGAAGCGACCCTGACAAATGGCACGATAGCCGACAACTCTTACTTTCACGCCCGCCATGTACTTCAGTCTGACGGCGGGCTTGCCAAGCGGCTGACTCTTTACCTCCTGAGAGATGAAGACGAAACTCTTTCGGGGAAACTCTTCCACCAAGGCTTCTACCTGCGCATATTCCCAGTGAGAGTACTGGAAGGAGTCCACGATGATGAACTTCGGACCCTTGCGCTGCTTCAGCATTCTTTTCAGGTTCTCCAGATCCGAGTCGATGCAGACTCTAAACCTCCCTTGCTCTTCCTCCATGTGAAACCGCTCGATACGTTCCTTGAAGCTCATGCTCACTTTCTCTTCATAAGAGCAGTAGAGCACCACGCCGTATTCGCACAGTTTCTTGGCGAGCTGCATCACGAAAGAACTCTTACCACCAGCCGATGGTCCCGAGATAAACCAGGTGTCATACATATCCGGCTGCCCGAAGCACCGCTCCCATTCTCCGTCCCAGGGTATCGGCTTGTAAGTCATCTTCAGTATCTCCCTGGGACTGTATGCTCTTTTTGCCATGGTTACTTTCTCTTGATTGACTTCTTTCTTCCGCTTGACTTGTAGAACCAACCAATAAGGCTTTTAAATGGTAGCCCTATACCATGGATGGTTCGCATGATGCAGAAATTTCCATCTTCATCAACATCACCATCACAGAAGCCATAAAATACTTGTCCATTGACCATGACAAAACCAGCTTCACGATTTTCGTCTATACTTTCCAAGGTGTTGGGGGCTTTCAGAACTCTACGACTTCCGTCAGACAGCGTTATTTTAATCTTTATTTCCATATCTATGCTAATTTAAGTTTCTCTATCTCGGTATATACTCGTCTCAGTCCGCCTCGGGTCTGTCTTACGATGGTGGCGATGTCATATCCCTCTGGGGCATTCACCTTGGCCACGATGGCAGCCTGCTTCATCAGGAACTTCTCGCGCTCCTTGCCGTCGTCGGGTGTCACCTTGCAGTATCGCCCACCGTAACGGCTCAGCATTTCGGTATATCCCACCTTCTTGCAGTCGATGCTGCGGTTGATCTTCTCCTTCAGTCCGTCGGCTCCCATCATATACCAGCCGCAGCAGTGCTCGGTGGCGTTCCAGAGTGCCTTCAGTTCCAGGAATGCCTCATACTGCAGGTCGCCTGCCTCGTCGAGGATGATAAGCGGTGAGTCGATGGAGCGGAGATAGTAGGTGAGGTCTTCATATACATCTCCGTAGGTTCCCTTGCTGTCAAGTCCGAACTCTGCCGCTATCTTGCGTATCAGGCGGCGCTTGGTCTTTACCTGCGAGCAGTCTATATAGGCGGCGTTCTTGTGGCTCTGTACGTAATACTTGGCGGTGTAGGTTTTCCCGATATTAGGCTCGTCGCAGAGGATCATCGAGAGGGCGGAACTCTGTGCGGTCTCCAACTGCTTCGTCACGATAATGAAAGTGTCGGTCTTGCCCGTCTTCCATTCTATCTCGTGGCGCAGACTTACACCCAAGCGTCTGGCCAAGCGTATCCAGTTGCCATCGCTGATGGTTCGGTCTGTCTGTCCCTGCTTTACCATGGAATAGACTGAGGTGGCCAAACCGAGCACCTTGGCGTGCTTACTGTCACTGTCGAAGCGGACACGGTCTTGGGCCATCGCCGCCAAAATCTTCTTTTTCTGTTCTGTTGTTATCATTGCCAT